AGATGTAATTGCAGCCCAATTTGCTTTTCCTTTGATTTTTCTCTTTACGTTAATATGATCAAGGATTACTGGATTTATTTCCATTGTTGGTCGAGATATCTTTTTAATTAAATAAGATGGTATTCCATCTATTTTCATTAAAAACCTATTTTGTAATTTAGGCTCAAAAGCCGTAAAAAACATATCATTTGTGCTAGTAATTGCCATCTTTTATTATTTTATTATTCCGTTATAAATATACGTTTTTTTAATTTTTTAGTAACCTCCTGTTCCCCCAGCTCCTCCTACTCCATCAAAAGTAGCTCCTGTTGGAAGGATATTAAAGTCAAGTACTATAAATTCTGCTGTTTTAGTTGGTTGTAAATAAATAGCTCCTACTAATTGATTTCTATCAATTACAGTTGGTGTATTATTATTTTCATCCATTTGGACTTTAAATGAATATAATCCTTGTCTTTGTTGAATTGATTCTAAATATGGATTAACAATATTTAAGAATCTTCTTCTTGTTTCTGTTGTATTTTGTTCAAATACTAAATATTTAGAAGAACTTGCTATAAATTTCTTAACGGCTATTAATAACCTTCTAACATTAATTCTATCTAAAGCTGTTGATCTTTCTTGTAATGTTTTCTGACCCCAAATACATACTCCTGTTCTTGGGAATGTTGCTATTGGATTAATTTTATTATCATATAATCTATCTCTTTCTGCTTGAGTTAATCCCATTCTAGCTTGTTTTACAGTTCCTAAAATACCTCTATTTAGACCTGCTGGTGCAAACCATTCTGCTCCTATTTTATCTGATTGAGCTATTGCTCCTGGTACAATTACTGATGGTGGGACAAATACATCTCTGGTAGCACCTTGTACTTTTACCCATGGAAAATAAGTTGCAGCGAAACTAGTATCTAAACCACTTACATTGCTTATAGCTGTATTTACTGTGGCATCTTGTTCATCTAAATCCATTATAAAGAAACAATCTCCTCTTTCTTCACACATATCAATACCTGAATTTGCTGTTGTTGAGTGGATACTATAAATTATACCCGGCATAGCTAACATGTTAATATCATATTCATCTTGGTTAGCTATAATATCTAATGCTTTTTTATAAGCTGTATGACCAGTAGCTGTTGCTGAACTAAAATCAAATCCATACAAATTGTTATTTGCTATTTGGTCTCCTATTTTTCTAATTGTCCATGGTGCTATACCATCTTCACCTCCTTGGAAAGGAACTGTAAATTTAAGTTGACCTGCTGATGGACCAGTAGCTCCTGTTATGTCTATTGAAGCACTTAATGAACCTGTCCATAAACCAGAAGATGCGTGACCACTATATCTTTCAACATTAAAGTTTCCTGCTATATTACTTTCTGCACTATTTGGTAGTGGATTTAAGAAATTATTACTATCTGATTCTTTATCAGCAAATTTAAATCCTAAATATCCTTTTGAATTATATGTTCCATCTGTTCCTGTTTGTTGTATTCCTTCATAAGATGCTGATGGGAAAATACAATTTACATTTAAAGATGCTGTATTAAATGGATTTAATACTGCTTTAAATCCTTTTGGTGATAATTTTGGTGATGTTGCTCTTTCTTCTACTGGTGTTGAAACTTCTACTCTAAGATAATTTGAAATATTTGGATAATTTCCTTTAATTTCTACTTTATTTAAAGTTTCATTATACTCTGGATATCTATCTCCAATTACTCTTGAAATATATCGTGGTGAATTTGGATCTAAAGTAATATTATTAAATTGTTCTAAAATAAGTGGTGTTGCGTCTGTATCTGTTGCTTTTCTTATTATTACAGAAAATTGAGAATATTGTTCAACTCCATCAATATCTCCTGGTTCTTTTAAATTAGCAATAGATACTTTATAATCTCTATTACATTTTGTACCATGATCTAAAGTGTGGAATTTAAATAAATCTTTATTTCCTTGTGCTAATTGTGATTGAATATATGGTGTAGAAGCATATCCATATCCTTCTGTTTTACCTATTCCATCAAATACTTGATCTGTAGAGCTCATATTAGCTAATGTAACTACTGAACCTGTTCCAAGACCATTTGGATAACCACCTAAACTACCGGTAGCTAATATACTTGTTTGTACACTTTTAAAGTTTAAATGAGTATAACCTGGAGTCCCAGTAAAAGCTGTTGATGATGTTTTACTATTATCTGCTGTGTATCCTATATATTTAAATAAATAAGGATTTCCATCATCTCCTCCTTGTGGGTTTAAAGAAGCACTAAATGCAGTTGAAGTAACATTAGCACCACTATCATCTAATACAATTCCAAAACTTGAACTAATAACAGTACCTGCTGAAATTGAAGAGTTATTTAATGATGGAGTACCTACTGATGATTTAGAAGGATAAATTAATCCTAATAATATACCACTTCCTACTGAAGCATCTGATCCTCCTGTTAATGTTAAAACATTTGAAAGAATAGTTCCTCCTGAACCTGTTTGTACTGTAATTGAATTACCTGCTTTTCCAGCTGTAGATGATGATACTTCTAAACCAAGAGAACTACTTGCTGTTGTAACCCCAATTGCTGCATTATTAATAGATCCTGTTAAGAAATTTAAAGCAGCTGCTATACTTGAACCTGTTGAAAAATAAAATATTGGTGATTGACTTGCTGGAATACCTCCTTCTGGGTCTGCTGCTATAAATCTATATTCTGTTCCATTAACTGTAATTTGTACTTCGTCTTCAGCATCTAATGTATTAGCTGCTATAGCCATAGCCCCTGATGCATGAAAAGCTGCCACAGCTGGTCCTGCTCCTGCAATCACTCCTAATGGTTGTATATTAGGGCTTGTTGAAAAAGTATAACCTCCTCCGGCTAATACTCTTACTACAGTTACTGATCCTGCATATCTTAAATATTCTCTTACTGTTTGTGGAATGTATGTGTCATTACTTAGACCTCCAAATCTTCTTTCAAAATCTGAAAAACTTCTTACTACTGTTGGAATAAAAGCTGGTCCTTTTGTTGTAGGTCCAACAACTGCAGCACCAATTTGCCCAATTCCTTGTGGTAAAAATGATAGGTCGTTTTCTCTTGTAAATACACCTGGTGAAATAATTTGTTCTGCCATCTTATATTTTATTTTATATAGTTATGTCTTTGATTGGTTCTGTCATAAATATGAAAAAGAACTACAAACCAAACTAAATTATATGATTAATTTTATACCCAATCATATATAAATATAAGATGATTTTTAAAGCTATTATGATGGAGTAAATTCTCCAGAATCTATATCTAAACTACCTTTTCCATATTTTTTAGTTAACTGTTCAGCTATCTTAGCTTCTTCAGTTTCAATAGATAATAGTTCTTTTTTTAATTTAGATTCTTGATCTTCTAATTTAATTTTGCTATAATAAATTTGACCCATTTGAGTAGTTAGTTGGGTAATTTTTGCATTAAGATCTTGAATTTGTTTTATTTCTTCTTTTGTAAATTTTTTAGTTGTATTTGTCATAACCTATTATTTTTATATACATATATAGAAAATTAAAAAGACCCACCATCTATTATACCAAAATCACCAGAAGATAAATCTATACTACCTGTAAATTGGTGGGTGTCATCTGATGTATTACCAAATATAGTAGAACCTGATGTTTGTGTTGTTACACTTGCACTAACAATGTATGATTTAGCTGTTAAAGTTCCATCTATATTTACTGAACCTGTTATATGTGTAATTCCTGATGTATCTATTTTTAATCTTTCTTGTGCTGGTTCTCCTACAGATGCGGCTGTTTTAAATATTAAATCAGCTATTACACCATCACCATCTGCATCTCTTGTTACTGCTGCTATTGATGCTGCTTCTGCTCCTTTTCTTTCATCTGTTATATCTGCTGTTGAAATCCATCTAACTTGTCCAATTAAATCTCCTTCTTGAAGTCTAGCATCATCATCTCTTGAAGCTTTTAATATTAATTCACTTCCTGTAGATGCTCCTGCTGTACTTCTTATTGTTGTTTCTATATTACCTTCGTTATTTAATTTAAAGAAAGAATTAGCTGTAGGAGATTCAAATATTGCTGATTCTTTATCTGTATCTAATTTTATACCCAAAGTAGCAGAAGATGTTTGAGGGTTACCTGGATAATAAGATTGATTTGTTCCTCCAGATCCTGATTGAATTATATTATAACTAAATACTGGATTATTTCCACCTACTTTAAAAGTATCACCAACTTCCATTTCACCTATTTGTGCCTGTGTACCTGTAAAATCTGGGTTGGCTACAGAACCACTATTTAAACTATAAATTAAAAATTTACCTTCAACCCCATTTTGTAAAGAAGCTGAATTTCTGATTTTAAAAGAAGAACCTATAGTCATATTAATTCCCAAAGAGGAAGAAAGACTAGCTGAATAAGCACTTGAATCATTTATAAAACTTGTACTAAAAAATGTATTAATACCAATAGATGAAGAAAATGCGTTTACTGTTTTTGCTGCTACTAAATAAGAATCATCATTATTATTTAAAGGGATATCTATATATCTTATGTTGGTATTTACTCCTCCTAACAAATGATCTAAAGTATCTAATGATGAAGAATAAATTAAATTTGTTTGGTTTGATGAAGAAACATATCTTAAAACTAGTTTTGTGTCTTTTTCTCTC